GCGAGTTATACCAAGCATGGCTTTTAGACGACGTGCAGGCAAAACGACATGCGCGATAGGAGACAGATCCGAAGTGCCGGGTTCCGGCTCAATGGCTACAAGCGCAGTAATGCGCTCCTCGCTGCCGACCATCGGCTCCCAATATATTGGAGAAAACCGGGCTGCAACGGTTGGCGCCTGAAAATCCATTCCGTAGTCTAATTCCATAGGGTTTCTGAGCTTGGTTGCGCTAGTCGGTTTGATATGTGTTGCGCCAGAGGCGGCAGGCGCAGTTCGATAGCTGTCAAAAGTATAGCAGTGGTCGAGAAAATCTCTTGTATTTTTGGGTGCTTGTGCGACCACTTCGACGCCGCTGTCGACAGTAACGCCATCTCAGCTTTGTGTCGGTCGAACTGAGCTGGCTGGGCTGAAATGTTATTTTGCGATCTCAAGCGGATAACCATTTGCTCTGCGAGTACGTTGCACCGCGCGGAAAAATTGCACATGAGCGATCGCTGTGTTTGGTCGAGCGGATTTTTACAAAATGTACCGGATTCTAATAGCGCCTGGTCGTGATCGAAGAGCCACCAGTTCACGCCGTCAAACAGTGCGTTTTGGTGATGGCGGTCTGGATTGGCGATAAGCTCATCCCAAGCTGCGCCTTTCGCGCCAGACTCGCTGTCGCAAAGTTTACTCCAGATCAGCTCTTCGGCTGCCGGGTTCCTCGAGAGCGCCTGCGCGAAAAAGGCGTCAGGCGTCTTATACTCGCTCCCAATTAATAGGACTAGCTGCCCGGTTGAAGCAGCAGGCAGGCCTGGTAGATAGCTCTTTGGAGCGAGGACAAGTGCTGGCGAAGGAACTGGCAGTCGAAGGCATTGAGCAGCCAGAGCGCACGCTAGTTCAATCGATGTTGGAAGATGCCCGTCGATCCACTTCAGGATCATGGGACGGGCGCGCTCTGAAGCAGGTGCGGCAACTTGAGCCCTCCAAGCTGGATTGGTGTGATCACCCTCTAGAAGACAGGCTGGGGAAATCAATGAATTGATTGCGGGCTGGGATAACCAATCCAACGTGGACTTTGCTTTGCTCATCGTCTAGTCCCTCGGGCAGTTCCGTGTAACATCAAGATTAGGGGCTCAGCTAATGTTTAAGCTTTCTCGCAAAGAGCCTTCCAGTGATCTTCGAATACCTGGACGCGAGCTGGCATTAGTTCACGAGCCGAATGCCCGAATTAGGTGACGCTATACCCATTAGCTTGTTTTTCCGGTAGAACATTATTTCGCGCGAGCCGCCGGTCAAGCACGCATCCATGTTCGCGAACGTGGTAACCATTTTTAGGCGCTTGGCGTCCGGCTCCTTCTCGATCTTGTAGAGCCAGTAGACGGCCAGATGATCGCCCTCGACTTGCGTCTTCGCGAACTCGGCCATCATCGATTTCACTTCGAGCGCAGCCAGCTTGTTGCAATCGGCCGCATGTGTCGAGATCGATACGAGCATCGCAGTCACAGTGCTGACAATTCTCTTCATAGGCGGTCGCGGAAATTTTTCGGCGTGAAGTGGACAACACGGCCGATGACTATGCAATCCGCGCCCCGACATGGTACTGGTTTGTACTCTGGATTATCCGATCCGAGGTACCAATCCCGGCGCTCGTACAAAAGGCGCTTGATCACAGCCTGGCCCTCGTAGTTCATTGCGAAGACGCCACCGCTCTTGCGCACCTTGTCCGCAGTATTCACGACCGCGATGTCACCCTCATACAGCAGTGGCTGCATGCTATCCCCCTTGATCCTTACGGCCACCAACGCGGCGGGGTAGAGGTCGTTCTCCTCTAGCCACTGACGGGGTACATGGTGTTTGCCGCCGGCGTAATCCAAGGGCTCAAGAATCACGCGATCCACGCCGGCTTGCACATCAATCGAAACCATTCGGATTTCAACCTTGAGTTCAGCATGGTCCTCATCGTCGGTCACGGAGCGCGCGCCTGGAATTTCCCCTGCAGCTTGAGATGCCTCGTTGATTTGGCTCGCAATGGTGGGACTAAAGTCCACCACGGCGACGCCAAGGCCGCGCGCGAAGGCGGTTGCCGCTTTAATGTTTAACGGGCGGCGAGCAAGAAGATATTGCGAAACCATGCCCTGTGTACCCAGCTCAAACTGAGTGCCGAATTCCGACTGCGAAATCTTCGGCTCTCGCTGGTCGAACAGCGCCTTCAGACGATTGGCGTCGTCTATTTGCCACTGCTCTAGAGGTTTGGGATCTGCTTTCATGGGCGGAGTATAGCAATGCTATTAATAGTCGCAACGAGCAATGCTATTGACTTATGTAATAGCGGTGCTATTATTGCGGCATGGATCTCAAAAACTACCTTGCAAACTCGGATACGACCAAAGCGGCGTTCGCCAGGTCGATTGGCGTTTCGGCTGCTCTGCTGCATCAGTGGATCGAGCAGATCCGACCAGTCGCACCTCAGCATTGCCCGCAGATCGAAAAGCAAACCGCTGGTGCAGTTACGCGCGCTGAATTGCGCCCCGACGACTGGCACCTAATCTGGCCCGAGCTCGACGTCGATCAGCAACGCCGAGCCACTGACCCAACACCAGAGGCGGGCCACGGCGGCCGCCAGCCAGCATCCCCTCACAACATCCTCGACAGCATTCCTGAAAATGCGGTGATTGTTCCGCGTGGAGAACCCCATGACCATCCGTAACCGCATCGACGCGCTGATGGCGCGCTTCGGGTATGTGCCTGCAGCGTCGGTGCCATCGCCCACCAGCATCCCACTGAAGATCGAAGTGGACAACACCGGTGTGCGCGAGACGCTGGCTTTGCTGGAGCAGGTGGCGGCTGCGGCACGCGAAGCAGAGGCAGGAACGACGAAAGTCGCGGAGTGCCTTGAGCGGATGTCGCTGCACCAACTAATCGCAGATTCGATTAGCCATGCGCAGCGGACATCGAGCGATGCCTCAAGAGCTGCAAAGGAAGCAGCCGCCGCATACACCGAGGCTTTGCGAATGTAGGTCCAGTTTAGTTGACGCTCGAAATCTTTGCGTGAAGGTCGAGAACCAACTTGGCTAAGTAAGCTGCGTCGCCAGTTGCGCGCTCTTCCGCCTTTGCGACATCGGAACCACTGTTGCCGATAAGTGTAATTGATTTGCTTTGCAGTGCCGCGATCACTATGTCTACAGCCTGCTGCCGAGCTTGAGAAGCCATGGGAGATTCCTTCGTAAATTGTTGTTGGGGAATAACAATTTAGCACGATGGGAATCTCCCGCCCGAATATTTGAAAGGAAGCTTGATGAGCAACCACGAAACCTTCACCGCGAAGCTGCTGGAAGCATTCAACCTCGATGCAGACAAGGCCGATCCTGCTGCTGTCGCCAGCGCCGCCGCCAGCGTGCTGATCGCGTTCGCGGAAGTCGTGCGCGGCCCGGCGCTGCAACTGGGCGAGTTGGTGGCCGTCGAGTGCGCGGCGAGCGCGAACCACGACGAACTGCTGGTCGAACTGCGCAAGCAGAACACGCTGCTGGAAGTGATCGCAAAGCAGGGCGAGCGCACGCTGCAATACATCGAGAGCGCAAGCCGCCCAGTTTGCGGCGGCGCCGCGTGTGGCCTGGCTGGCTGACGTCGCCGGCCACCGAATTTGAATCGCCAGAATCATTCGTATCACCTGAAGGCCTGAATCACTTTTAAAGGAAAAATCATGAACCGTAACCTGATGCCGAAACCCCGCGTCCTCGTTGCCAAAGCCTTGTTCAACGAGGACGAGTACCGCGACTTCAAGCAAGCCTGCGCCGCTGCCGGCGAGTCCCAAAGCCGCACGCTGCGCCAATTGGCGAACGACTGGTCCGCCCGTTACAGCAATGATAAGCAGCGCCGGGCGCAGATGGAATGGCCGAAGGCTGGCCAGAACATGGCCATGTTGCTACCGGGGCGCGCGAACTTCAGTATGCCGCGCCACCACATGCGCATGTGAATCCTCGGCCAGCCAGTCGCCTACGCCACGAATGCAAAGGAGCCACCGTGAATTTGATCGATACCAGCATCACCACCATGACCAGCCGTGAGATAGCGGAACTGACGGGCAAGCGCCACGATAACGTCATGCGCGCCTGTCACGACCTGCGGGCGACCGGCGTCACTCCTCAAATTGAGGAATGCCGCGTAATCAATGACTTAGCAAACGGCCGTTCGTTCACGGAATTTAAATTGAATAAGCGCGACAGCTTGGTGCTGGTTGCACGCTTGTCGCCGGAATTCACCGGCGCCGTGGTCGACCGCTGGCTCGAGCTGGAATCTGCTGCCGCCGTGCCGGCCATTGCCTTGCCCGACTTCACCAACCCAGCAGCCGCCGCGCGCGCCTGGGCTGATGAAGTCGAGGCCAAGCAGGCGCTGCAGGTCGAATTGGCCGCCGCCGCGCCGGCCGTGGAATTCGTCGATCGCTACGTGGACGCTACTGGTCTGGTCGGTTTCCGCCAAGCGTGCAAGGTACTCAAGGTTAAAGAGAATGCCTTCCGCGAATTCCTACTGGAGAAGGGAATCGCCTATCGGCTGGGCCGCGAGCTGGCGCCGCGCGCCGAACACCTGAACGCGGGCCGCTTCGAAGTCAAGGCCGGGGTCTCGTCGAGGAACGAACACGCCTTCAACAGCATGCGCTTCACGCCCAAGGGGTTGACCTGGGTTGCCGGAGAGTTTGCAAAGCACCAGCTGGCCGCACAGGTACATCGCCACTGAATCCGGGATGCCGCGCCCCGTCGCGCGCGGCGACATAAAAGATGGAGAACCCAATGTCATTAGCAGCACAAGCCCAACCGGGCGCCCCAGACTTCCTCGATGCCCTGATCGAAAAACTGAACCTGAAGAACGATGCCGACCTGGCGCGCGCGTTCGAAGTTGCCCCGCCGGTGATCAGCAAGATCCGCCACCGCAAGCTGCCATTCGGCGACAGCATGATCCTGAAAGCGCATGAGAAGTTTAACTTCGCCGTGGCCGACATCCGCGCAGGCCTGGCCGGAAAGGCGTCGTAATCAATGACGCAGCAGGAGAAGAAAGAGCAGGGCGCCGAGCCGCTGCCGATTGAACCAGGCCACGTGATGGCGCGAGAGCACTACGAACGGCTGGCGCGCGAAGCAGCGGCGCAGCAAAAATAGAAGAGGCCGCGTTGCAGCGCGGCCGGATCCTAACCTCTAACGAGATTTCCAGATGAAGAATATATCACATCCAGCGAAGCGCTCATGCGCGCCCGCTGTGGACCTGCTCATGGTCGAACTTGCGAGCCTGCATATCGATCCAAAATACCAGCGTGAACTGAAGAAGTCCCGCGCTACCAAAATCGCGAAGTCGTTCGACCTCGGGGCGATAAAGGCGATCAATATTTCGCGTCGTTCGGATGGTCGACTATTCATCACCGATGGTCAGCACACCGCAGACGCAGCACGCGACGCCGGATTCACGCACTTCCCCGCGATCATTGTCGCCGGTACGCAGGAGCAGGAAGCGCGCTGGTTTGGCATCATCAACGGCGCTGCCACCGAACGCGTAAAGGTGTCGGTAAAGCATAAGGCTGCGCTGGTCGCTCGTGATGAAACGGCAATGGCCATCCAAACAATCCTCGATACCTACAACCTGAAGATCAGTACAGGTGGTTTGCGGGCTGGTCATACGAACGCCGTGGGCACGATTAGCCGATATTTCGCGGCATGCGCGCCGCAATTGCAAGCAGCGATGGATGCTATCCGCATGCTTTGGTCGGTGGACGATTGCGCCTGGTCTGGTGTGGTGATACGTGGCATGTTCGAGTTGGCGGCCAGCCCAGAACTGTTGCGCGACGCGATTGTGCGGCTGCGCCGCCGGAAAACCTCACCGCGCCAAGTGATGGATATCGCCTCCGCGCTTCAAACCGCAGCCGGCGCTACAGGTGGTGGTGGCGCTCATGCAAAAGCAGCTATCTTGAAGGCGGCCGGCATCAAATTCGATGCGTCGGCGGTAAGGCGGGGTGGAAAATGAGCGAGGTTAAAGAACCCGGCTTGACGCCGGAGGCCACCGCCTTGCGAAAACTTGGCGTTTGGCGCCAGCGCGACCGCGATCACCTCGCGAACAAGGCTGATCGTGATGCACAGCGTGCAGAGTGGCGCGCGCGCCAAGAGCTGCGCGGCGCTGCCGATGACCTGAATTCGAAAGGATCGCAGCCATGACGCGCGCTACTCTTTGCCAACCCGGCAGCCGCACCCATGCGCTGCTGACCGCGCTGCTCGCTGGTCCGGGTACTTATTACCAGATCTGCGAGCGTGCCGGCTTCGATATCGAAGACAACCGCACCGACTATGCGCTGCGCAAAATATTCGACCACATGATCGGCGGTGCTGTCCGCCTGGTCGGCATCACTTACCACCTCACCGACGAAGCGCGCCTCGCGCTGGGCGAGAAGTCCGCCGCGCCACTCGTCGGCCAGGTGGCAGGACCAGCATATCGCGGCACCGCTTACGTGGCGCCAGTCCGCATTGCGCGTTGCGCAGCTGGAGCGCGAGCATGAAACGTGATGACTTCAACTTGGACCTGCCACTGGAAGATGTTGCCGCCATGATGGCCGCGCAGATGCCAGCATCCCGTCCAGCCTCGCGCCGGACGCCGCGCCGCGTGAAGCGCGATGTGCTGACGCCGCAGCTCGACCTGGGCCACGAACTGATCATCGACAACTTTGCGGGCGGTGGCGGAACCAGCACCGGGTTGGAAGAGGCTTTCGGCCGGCCGGTCGATATCGCGATCAACCATGATCCAGAGGCGCTGGCCTTGCATGCGATGAACCATCCCCACACAAAGCACCTTTGCGAGAGCGTGTGGGACGTCGACCCGATTAAGGTGACCAACAACCAGCCGGTCGGCCTGGTGTGGCTGTCGCCTGACTGCAAACACTTCAGCAAGGCCAAGGGCGGCACGCCGGTGGCGAAGAACATTCGCGGCCTGGCATGGGTAACGCTTCGCTGGGCGGCGAAGTGCAAGCCGCGAGTCATCATGCTGGAAAACGTCGAGGAGTTCAAAACTTGGGGGCCGCTTCTAGTGGACGCCGACGGCAACTTCCGTCCAGATCCAGCGAAGAAGGGCAAGACGTTCGAGAGCTTCTTGCGCCAGCTGCGCGGCCACGGCTACACGGTCGATCACAAAGAGCTGCGCGCCAGCGACTACGACACGCCGACTATTCGCAAGCGCTTCTTTCTGGTGGCACGTCGCGACGGCTTGCCGATCCGCTGGCCTGAGCCTACCAATGGCGCACCGACGTCCCCCGGCGTGCTGGCCGGGAATCTGGCCCCGTGGCGCACGGCCGCCGAGTGCATCGACTGGTCCATTCCATGCCCGAGCATCTTCGAGCGCAAGCGCCCTCTGGCCGACGCCACCTTGCGCCGCATCGCCAAGGGCATCATGCGCTACGTCGTGGATTCTGCGTCGCCGTTCATCGTGGGGCAGGGCGGCCCGATCTACTCCGGCAAACCCGTGTCGGCCGACCAGCCGTTCGGCACGCTGACGACCGAAAACCACCGCGCCGTCGTCGTGCCTAGTATCGTGCCTGTCACGCACCAGGGCGGCGACCGAAGTGAATCGGTGCATGAGCCATTCCGTACCATCACCAGCGCGCAGCGCGGCGAGAAGGTGTTGGCCGTAGCAACGCTGGTGCAGTCGGGCTACGGCGAACGCGATGGACAGGCGCCGCGTGCGCTCGATATCGAGAAGCCCCTCGGCACGGTCGTCGCCGGCGCGGGCAAGGCTGCATTGGTGACGGCATTCCTGAATGAGCACGCCAACGCGAGCAATCAGCGCACCATGCCTGCCGACGAGCCGCTGCGCACCATCTGCGCTCAAGTCAAGGGAGGCCACTTCAGCGCCGTATCCGCCACTTTGGTTGGCGTGGACGGCCGCGCTGGCGACAGCCGTCCGCGCGGCGCCGACGAGCCGGCAGCGACGATTACAGCGAAGGGTGACACTGCGATCGCCACAGCGTTCCTCGCGAAGCATTACACCGGCGTTGTGGGGTCAGACCTTGATGACCCGTTGGGCACCGTCACCAGTTGCGATCACCACAGCTTGGTCACCGCCCACATCACAAAATTTCGTAGTGGTGCCATCGGCAGCGCCCCCGACGAGCCCATGCACACAATCACCGCCGGCGGGACGCCAGCGCGTGCGAGTACTGGAAATACGATGGGAATCGTCACCGCCAACTTGATTCACATGGGCCACGGCGAAGGTGCTGGCGGCGGAAAGCGATTCAGCCACGGCATCCGTGACGTCGAGGCTCCACTGAACACGATAACGGCCAGCGGAGCAGCCGGAGGTGTCGTAACGAGCAGCTTGATCAAACTGCGCGGCACCAGCAGCACGGCCGGCATGGACGAACCGCTTCATACGGTGAGCGCTGGCGGCCAGCACCACGCTGAGGTGCGCGCCTTCTTGGTGAAGTACTACGGCTCCGACCAGGACCCGCGACTCGAGGAGCCACTGCACACCGTCACGACGAAAGATCGCTTCGGCCTGGTCACGATCCAGGGCGTGGACTACCAGATCGTCGATATCGGACTGCGCATGTTGGAGCCGGCCGAGCTGTACCGCGCGCAGGGCTTCCCAGCCAGCTATGTGATCCGTGAAATCCCCGACCCGGAGCTGCTGTTCAAGGACGGTCACCAAGCCGAGGGCGATCCCCTGGCGCTGCCTCGCGTGCCGCTGACGAAATCGGCGCAGGTGCGAATGTGCGGCAACAGCGTCTGCCCGCCTATGGCTCGCGCACTGATCCAGGCGAACTTCGCGCACGAGCGCGAGATGGGGATGGTGGCAGCGTGAGGGAATATGGCAAGCGATCAAGCATCAAGAGTCGCGCGGCATTCTCTCGATTAAGCGAAATCGTCGGAGTTCAGTATGACCAGTCCGTTGCCGCCCCTTGAGCTCCTGAGTGCTGCGGCCTTGATGCGCTCTACGGCTCGCCCGAAGGCTTCCATGTCGTTGGATGCGCCCGGTCCACCAAGAATCCTCAGCGCTGTTCCGCTGATGTGGAACGTACGCCATTCGCCGGCATCGTAAAGCTCAAAACCCATGAAGTCACCGGTGGTGAGCGCATTGATGTTTCTGAAATCAGGGTCCTCAACCATATCGCCTCCATTGTTAGAAAGGCAAATATATCATGATGTACGACTTAGCGCGCGCGGAGCGCCAGCACCGCGCCATCCAGAACGAAAAGCCCGGTCCGGTGCACGAAGTGAAGCGCTGCGCATGCGGCGCCAAGGTCACCGCGCGCCAGCTGTCGCAGCACGGCAAGTGCGAGCACTGCCGTCTCACGGCCGGCTTGGCCGAAGGTGATCTCGACAAGCTGCGCCACATGCTGGGCGCCACGGCGCGCCACCCGAAAACCCACTGGGGCTTCCGCAACCACTACCTGTGCAATGTCCAGGACCGCGCCGCTATGGAGCGCTTGGTCGCGGCCGGCCTCGCTCGCGCCGGCGAGCAGCTGCTTCGCACGCAGTATTTCCACGCGACGCGAGACGGCTTGCGCGCCGCAGGCCTTGACCGTTCCGGCATCGCTCGCGCGCTGGAGGCTGTGTTATGAGGGGATACGCCGCGATAGGGCTGCATATGCCAAAAACGCCAGCCAATGTCGGCAGTGTGCTGCGCGCGGCCGGCTGCTACGGCGCGGCAATGGTGGCGATGACGGGCGACCGCTTCCGCCGCGCATCCACCGACACGATGTCGGCTTGGCGCCACCTGCCGCTGATGCAGGTGGAAGATCTGCGCGCGGTTGTGCCGTTCGACTGCGTGCCGGTGGCCGTGGACTTGGTAGATGGTGCTGTGCCGCTGACGAACTACACGCATCCGGACCGCGCCTTCTACATCTTTGGCCCGGAGGACGGCACGCTGGGCGCGGACATCTTGGGCTGGTGCCGTGACGTGATCTACGTGCCCACCGAGGGCTGCATGAACTTGGCTGCCTGTGCCAATGTGGTGCTGTATGACCGCATGGCGAAGGAGCAGCGCCGCGCGCACAAACCATTTGCGCCGAGCGGCAGGACTGCCGGAGTGCGTGCATGAACCAAGCCGACATTTACGCCGCCGGCATTGCGACCAAAATTCCGGCCACCGTGGTTGATCTGATCGCGCGCGGCGCGCTGTTTGTCGTCAATCACAGCGGCGGCAAGGATAGCCAGGCCATGTACCTGGTCCTGCGCGAGCTGGTGCCAGCTGCGCAGCTCGTGCATGTACATGCCGACCTTGGTCGCGTGGAGTGGGCTGGTGCGGTAGAACATATCAAAGCCACCACGGCCGGAGAGCCGCTGCACGTATGCCGTTCGCGCCGCGATTTGCTGAAGGTGGTCGAAGAGCGCGGCATGTTCCCGTCGCCGGCGAATCGCTGGTGCACATCGGACTTGAAGCGTGGCCCGATCGAGAAGGTGGTCCGTCACCTGACCTATGCGCGCAAAGCTGAAGGCCACCCGTCGTGGCACCTGGTCGTGAACTGCGAAGGACTACGTGCCGACGAATCAACTAAGCGGAAGAAAATGTTGCCGTTCGAATTCGATAAAGGCAACTCGAAGGCCGGTCGTGAATGGTATCAGTGGCTGCCGGTGCACGCATGGTCGGAAGATCAGGTCTTCGCCAAGATCGCCGCCGCTGGACAGCAGCCGCACATCGTCTACCGTATGGGCATGAAACGCTTCTCCTGCGTGTTCTGCATCTATGCTGACGACGCCAGTTTGACGCGCGCCGCGCAGCTTGTACGCGACCATCCTGACCTGGTCAACAACCCCAATGTCTACCGCGACTACGTCGAACTGGAGCGTAGCACCGGGCAGGTAATGATGATGCCGTCGAAAAATCACGGTCGGCGAAGCTTGGAAGATATTACAGGGGTAAAGGCTTGAAGCGCACCCCCATGAAGCCCGGCACCGCACCAATGAAGCGGACCGCGTTCGCGCGCGCCGAGCGCATCGAAGCCCGCGAGGTCACTAAGGCGATCATCAAGGAGAAGAAGGTTCGCATGCGCAAGTGTGCAGTGCCGACCTGCCGCAAGCCATTCCCGCCGCGCAGCATGACCCACAAGGCCTGCGGCCCGGAGTGCGCCCAAGAGCTGGTCCGCATCGAGAGGGCGCGCGCCGAACGCAAGGACCGCCAGGAGAAGCTCGCCAAGTTCAAGCGCAAGGCCGATCACGTGGCCGACTGCCAGAAGGCCTTCAACGCCTGGGTGCGCTTCCGCGACCGCAACGCGCCGTGCATCTGCTGCGGTCGCTGGCCGGCGAGCGCGTCGCTTACCGGCGGTGAATGGGATGCAGGCCACTACCTGTCGCGCGGCAGTCATCCACACCTGCGTTTTGACGAGCGCAACGTGTTCAAGCAGATGAAGGGGTGCAACCGGCCCGGCGGCACCACGGCGGCATCGTTCCGCGCCGGCGTTGTCGAGCGCATCGGCCTAGTCGCCGTCGAGGCGCTCGAAGCGGACAACGAGCCTCGCCACTATAAGGTCGACCAGTTGATCGCCCTGACCGCGCACTACAAACAAAAACTGAAAGAACTGAAAGCGGCCGCCGCCTGACGGCCGGTCCATAACTACTGAAACGGAGAAACAATGAGCGCATTTAGTCCCGAAGAACAGGAGAAGATCGCCGCGCTGCCGTACGCGCTGCATCTTGGAGACTGTATAGAGGTAATGAAGTCGCTGCCGGATAGCAGCGTTGACGCGGTGGTTACTGACCCACCCTACGGCATCCGCTTTATGGGAAAGGCCTGGGATGGCGCAGATATCGAGGCGCGCGCTGAGCGCCGCTGCAGCTTCGATAGCCACGCGCCTGACGCTGGCCCGAACGGCGGCCACAAATCGATCGCGGCCGAGGCCGGAAAATACGACCTCGCGCCGGCGGCGATGCGTGCTTTCCAGGAGTTCAGCTTGGACTGGGCGCGCGAGGCATACCGCGTGCTTAAGCCTGGTGGACACCTCCTGTCCTTTTCCTCGCCCCGAACCTTCCACCGCATGGTTTGCGGGATCGAAGATGCTGGCTTCGAGATCCGCGACCAGATCATGTGGGTCTTCGGCTCGGGCTTCCCGAAGTCGCTGAACGTGTCCAAGGCGATCGAGTCCGGTACCGGGCGACCGAAGGATATCCGCCGCATGCAGATGGGTGAGGACTATGTGCCGTCGGGTCGCGGCCCCGAAAATTACGACTATCCCGGCCAAGAGACGATGAACGGCGCCACCGCGCCCTGGGTGCCGTTCACCGATGCCGGTAAGGACTGGGAGGGCTGGGGTACTGCGCTGAAGCCAGCGCACGAGCCAATCTGTGTAGCCCGCAAGCCGCTGGCCGGCACTGTGGTGGCCAACGTGCTGGCGTTCGGCACTGGCGCACTGAACATTGATGCGTGTCGCGTGGGCGTTGACAGCACCCGCCGCGCGACGCTGAAGGTCATGAGCTCGCGTGGCGCCGCCGGCGATTCCTTCGCAAATCAGGATCACCGCTACGCCGATCGCTTATCAAGCTACCCGACCGGTAGCGACGCCGGCCGCTGGCCAGCGAACCTGGTGCACGATGGTAGTGACGAGGTGCGGGCCGCGTTTCCAGATGCCAAGGGGCAGCAAGGTGACCTTGTAAATCATGGGAAATCCCGCCAATCACCAAACGGAATATTCGGCGGTATGCGCCCTGCGCTCGACCATCCTGCGCGAAATGATACGGACACTAATGCTGCCCGGTTCTTCTATTGCGCCAAGACCAGTCGCGCAGATCGGAACGAAGGACTGGTAACAGGCCGCGCGCCGGCGGTCGCCACTGGCGCCACGATGCGCGATCGGGAGAGCGCCGACTGGCCGGCGCGCAATGGCAACCACCATCCAACGGTCAAACCTACCGACCTGATGGCCTACCTTGTGCGCCTGGTGACGCCGCCCGGTGGTGTAGTGCTGGACCCATTCATGGGCAGCGGCAGCACCGGGAAGGCATGTATGCGCGAGGGGATGCAGTTCATCGGCATCGAGATGGAACCGGATTATCTGGCGATCGCCAAAGCACGAATCGAATATGAGATCGGCGCCGTGGCGCGTCGGGAGGCCGAGGCCGAGCAGCAGCGCAAGGCCACCGCACAGCAATCAACTATTTTTGAACTGGATGGAATATGAGCGCAACGAAGTCCCAAATCCCGCGTCCGGATAACGCAACGCTGGCGCAACTCTACGTCAACGAGCGGCGCGGCTGTGGTGAGCTCGGCAGGATGTTTGAGCGTGATGCCAAGACGATTTACTGGTGGCTGAAGCAGGCCGGCATCCAAACGCGCCCGCGTGGCAGCGATCCGGCCCAGTGGTTCGCAAAGGGCGGAGACCAGCGCAGCTTCAGTGGCACGAAGCATACCACCGAGAGCAAGGCGAAGATTGGCAAGGCATCGCTTGGGCGAAATCCTTGGCTGGTGCGTGGTGCTCATTGGCTGCATACCGTACCCAAAGAGCGCAATCCTAAGTGGAAGGGCGGCATCACACCCGAGCGCCAGGAGTTCTATCGATCGGCCGAATGGAAGTCTGCGGTGAAGGCTGTCTGGCACCGTGCAGACGCCTGTTGCGAGCGCTGCGGCCTAGACTGGCGCACGGTTGATCGCAAGGCGACTCCGACCTTTCCAATACACCATATCGTGACATTCGCGGTGCGCGAGCTGCGATCAGCGATCCACAACCTGGCGCTACTGTGTCGTCCGTGCCACCTGTGGGTTCACAGTAATGAGAATGCGGGCCAAGTCTTCTTGGCGTCGCCGTGGCCGCAACGCGATTTCACGGCACTCGACCAGGAGAATGCATCGTGACGCGCCGCCATGCACTTACTGCTGACCAGGTGCGCGCGATCCGCGCTGCACACCGTCCTGGCGTTCGCGGCGGAGGCTACCGCGAGCTGGCGCGCCGGTTCGGCGTTGCCGAGTCCACCGTGCGCGACGCGCTGACCGGCCGCACGGCCTACGCCGTGGCAGTAGGGGGACGTCCGTGAATTATTTCGAGCACCACATTGGAGATTATGCTGAAGCCACAGCGCACCTGTCGTTTGTCGAGGACGCGGCGTACAGTCGCTGCATTCGGAAGTACTACGCCAAAGAGAAGCCCTTGCCGGCCGACGTCAAGGCCGTGCAGCGGCTGGTCGGCGCACGCACGAAGGAGGAGAAGGACGCGGTCGAAGCCGTGCTGAACGAATTTTTCATCTTGGCTGAGGACGGCTGGCGCAACGCGCGCTGCGACGCTGATATCGCTGCGTATCAGGCTGGCGAACCCGAGCGTGAAGCGCGCAAGGCCAATGAAACGGCCCGCGTGCAGCGTCACCGTGACGAGCGTGCGACGCTCTTTCAGCAGCTGAATGCTGCTGGCCAGCATGCGCACTGGAATATTGGCATGAGGGAGTTGCGCGCGCTGGTGGAAGCGTTACAGGTTGGGTCGCCAGTAACGGATTCTGCTGCACCTGAAACGCCAACTGTAACGGGAGCGGTAACGCCACCTGTAACGGCACCTGTAACGCCTGCAACGGCTACCCATACACCAATACCCAATACCCATACACCACTACCCATAGTAAACATAAATACTATGTCGGCTCCGCCTCCGGGATACCCGGCCGATTTCGATGAGGCGTGGGAAGCCTACCCATCACGACCGGGTGCAAGCAAGAAGGATTCTCACAAAGCCTGGGCTGCGCGGATCAAAGCGGGCGCCACAGCTGCGGAGATCTTGGCCGGCGTCCGGCGCTATGCGGACTTCGTGCTCTACTCGCGCACCGAGCCGCAGTTCATCAAACAGCCCGCCACGTTCTTCGGACCGGGTGAGCACTTCAAAGCCGATTGGGCGGTGGCCACAGGGCCGCAGAAAGGACAAAAGCATGACAACTTCTCCGCGCAGGATTACCGGGCAGGAGTTCGCGCCGATGGCTCGTTCTGAAGGCAGACCGCGCTACTTCAGCGCGCTGCTGGAGTGTTGCGAGCAGCATGGTGAGTTCACGTCCATGTTGCTGGCCAGCGGCTGGTCGACCTGCGTGGCGTGCGGCCTCGACGCCGAAAGAGTGGCGGCAAACGCCGAAAACGAGGCTTGGCGACGCGAACTCGGTGCGCGGGCATGGGAGGCTCGTCTCGGCCGCGCGGCGATCCCTGAGCGCTTCTCAGACCGCCGCCTGTCGACGTACATGCCAACATGTCCGGAGGGGCAGCAGGCGCTCCAGGTGGCCCAGCGCTATGCCGACAACTTCGGTGCCGTGCGCAAGACCGGCGCGTGCCTGATCTTCTGCGGTGACATTGGCACTGGCAAGACGCACCTCGCCGTTGGAATCGCGCACTCCGTGCTGGAGCAGGGCGGCCAGGCGGTGTTCACGTCGGTGATCCGCGCGGTGCGGTCGGTGAAGGAAACCTTCGGCAAGGGCGCCGGTCGCACCGAAGCGCAGGCGCTGCGCGACCTGGTCGAGCCCGACCTGCTGATCCTCGACGAGGTCGGCGTGCAGTTCGGCACCGACGCGGAAAAGCTGATCCTGTTCGAGATCATCAATGGCCGCTATGAGTCGCGCCGGCCGACGATCATCATCAGCAACCTCGCCATCGGCGAGCTGGAGAAATACCTCGGTGCCCGAGCTGTCGACAGGCTGCGCGAGGGAGGCGGCAAGGTGGTGGTCTTCGATTGGGAATCGTATCGTGGGCGACGAGAGGCTATGGCATGAGCAAGTCGAAGAAACCACGCAAGGCCTACAAGCAGAAGCCGGCCGTGCTGCCGTTTGGCATGCGCCGGCAGGTGCAGATGGAAATGCCCGGCTACCAGGCCATGATCGCGCTGGGCATGGACCACCTGCAGGAGCAGCACGTCTACGACCTGCTGTCCGCCGCCGATCTCGCGAAGCGCACGGCGCCGGCCGGCCATGTTATCCGCGAGGTGGCGCAGGGCGTGGTCCTGGCTTGTGCCGAAATTCAGCAGCGCGCTGAACGCGTCGGCAAGACTGGCGCCACCGGAGACGAGATGCGCGCGCTCAAGGAAGGCCTGCCGAAGCTCATGGATTTCCTTCGCACCGTGCCGAATGTCGCGATCGCGAGGGCCTCGCTTGCGGCGACGCGGGAGTTCGATCGCGCTGGTGTGTTGCGTGTGTAGGATGAGAGCACGACGGACTAGCGCAACGGCCCGACACTGTGTTAACGTCCAGTTGCACACCAAGGAGCGCACCACATGGGCTTTGCTGACCGATACCTTCATGCCGTCAACTCGAGCAATTTGCAGGATGACGAACACCACCACGCCACCGATGCGCTGTGTGCGGCCGCGCTGGCCGACACGACCGGCGCCGGCATTGGCTCGCTACTTTCGCGCGTGAAGTACGCCGACGGCACGCAGCACAAGCTGTTCGAGTCAGGCAGCGCCAACCTGGCGCACCTGCTGCGCATCTGGACCGCGCGCGTGATCGTCAAGGGACGCGAGCGCAAATGGGTGAAGGAGGGCGCCGCGTGGGACGCGCAGGCCGCCCAGGTGCTGTACCGCCGCGTTGCCGAGCGCTCGTTGGCTTATTGGCTGGACGGGAAATGCCCGGCCTGCAGCGGTAGCGGCAACACTACTGACCGCCGCATCTGCGTGCCATGCAAGGGTAGTGGTAAGGCGGAAATCAGCGGTGCTGGCGGGTTCGAGCTGGAGAAGGTCAAGGACATGGTGTCCGAACTGGAGGGCCTGCTTCAGTCGCATAATGCTCGTGCTTCGGTAATGCTGCGCAACAACCAAGGAGCTTGATCCACATCAAATGGTGCGCGCACCGGTCTGGTAGTCTGCACTGATGGACTACAGGACTATAGCAATGTGCCAAGTGGCGTTGGAGCTCGCAAAGATGCACGGGCTTCAGTTCGCGGCGGCGTTTTTGGCTGAGAACCAAATCTCGATTGAAGTGGCTCTCATTGTCCTTGTGAGACGATATGCCGAGGGCGTGGCTGGTCGTGCTATCGTTTGAAGGTATGGGTAACTGATCGAGGTGCGCCATGCCATCAAGCAAGTCTACGGGCAGCGCCCGCGCGTTGGTTGGTAGGAAGGCTGCTTCCTACCTTCGAATGTCATCGGATGGGCAGGCGGGTTCAATCGCCAACCAGCGGGCGGCCATCGCCGCGTACGCGCGCCGCCACCGAATAGAGGTCGTCTCCGAGTACTCAGACCCCGGGAAGAGCGGACTGGGGATAAAAGGGCGGCCAGGTCTGCAGCGGTTATTGGCTGATGTCACCAGTAAGGACGTCGAGTACCACGTAATCCTGGTGTACGACGTCAGCCGATGGGGACGGTTTCAAGATGTAGACGAAAGCGCACACTACGAGTTCCTCTGTCGGAACGCCGGGATCGACGTGGTCTATTGTGCGGAAGAATTCGATAACGATGGCTCCGCGATAGCAGCCATCGTCAAGACGATGAAGCGCGCAATGGCAGCTGAGTACAGTCGCGCCCTGTCCGTGAAGGTGTTCGAGGCACAGACGCGCCTCGTAAAGTCTGGCTTCAAGCAAGGCGGCCCAGCAGGATATGGCCTTCGGCGCGCCTCGGTCGGGCCGAACGGTGAAATCCGTCGGATCCTGGTTGCTGGTGACCGAAAGGGGGCGCCAGCTGATCACGTGATCTTCGTGCCGGGTCCGGACGAAGAGGTGGCCGTTATTCGCCAAATCTACGATTGGTATGTGAGCGGCGAGAAAGGCGACACTGCGATAGCGACCGAGCTCAACGCACGCGGCATCGTCTCTGATGCTGGTCGCGCGTGGACCCCGCCGGTGATTGTCAGTATTTTGACAAACGAGAAGTACATCGGCACAGTAGTTTATAACCGGAAGTCGTACAAGCTGCAGGGCCAGGTCCACGACAACCCTCGCGACGCCTGGATCCGGAAGCCGCGCGCCTTTGCCTCCTTGGTTGATCCGGCCACCTTCAACCATGCTCAGGAGCTCCGCCGCGTTCGTGCTGAACGCTACACCCGGCAGGAGCTGCTGGATATTCTCCGGACGATCTATGCTCGGCACGGCGTGATCTCGACGAAACTGATTGACGAGTATCCCGACGGGCCGCATCACAAAGTCTTTCTCAACCGCTTTCAGACGCTAAGCAACGCGTATCGATTGGCGGGTGTGCCTGCGACACAGCGGGCCGAACGCTACTTGGACAGCCTTCGCAAGATCGAGACTATCCGCAACGACGCAATGGCAAAGATCAAAGAATGTGTGGCAGTTGCCGGCGGTACACTGAATCCGCTGCCGTCGAAGAACGCTTTCGTTTTGAACGGCGCAGTGCATGCGCGATTATTGGTTGTTCGTGCGCGCCGCAACCGCAGCGACCGACCGTACCGCTGGATCGTACCGCTGCGGGAAGTTTCTGGGATTCAGTTCGTAATCGCCTATCAGTTGGATCCGTCGCAATCCGAGGTGCGTGGCGTTTTTCTCTTTCCAGCGCACGCCTTTGATTATCCAATTGTCACGATGCGGG